AGGCGACGCCGTGAAGCGCCGCCTGTGATTATGCGTCTTGTTCTTCGACCATATGTTCGACAATCTCGCGCCAATTAACATCGGCAAGAAACGCTTGCGCCCAACCTCTAGCTACATGGTCTGGCAGCTCGTCAACCATTTCGAGCGCGTATTCTTTTAGACCGTTTGCAGCATCATACAGGTTGTCAAACGGCGCATCCCAATGGTCGCGTGGTTTGAATCCGTCGAATATCTCAAGATTAACGCGCCACGTCGCATAGTTCGTCCAACCGTTATAAGTTTCATTGCTCATGTTGTCCTCCTGTGTGGATATGTTACAGATACACGCGGTCTTTTACAATACGGCTACCGGGAAAATATGCTCTGATCTCCTCCCGATAGAACGAGAACGCGCCGATCTCGTCGCCCGTGCTGGCGTAGATGTACCAGACTTTCACCTTGGAGTTCTTACGCGTTTTCATATCATGTCCTCCTTTGTGGATATGTTATATATGGGCTCTTTTGTGGATAGCGTCAAGACTTTTTTGGCGGATCGTCAAAAATAGTTGCGAGATCGTCGCGGATCGTCGACGCGAATTGCCGGCTAACCCCAGGCAGCGCTTGGTGATCGTCGAATCGTCAAAGTTTTAGATATACGGAATTTTAACAGTAAATGTAAACATATATATATAGGACTGCAAAAAGTAACGCGCGACTGAAATCGTCATGGCAATCCGACGATCCGACGTTTTTTGTCCCGCGTCGTCCAGGCGCAAACGATCCGCATGAACCTGCGTCGTCATGACGATCCGACGTTTTGCTGGCGCATGTTCGAACCTTCCAACTGCATGACGATCCGACGTTTGATTGTAAACTTAATGTAATGCTTTAAGTCTACATTCATTGAGCTGAATGCTGGGCCCAGGTCGCAAATAGGGGGGAGGCTGGGCCGAGGGATCTCCTTTAAGAAATACGCAGCCATCACGAACAATTTTTTATTTTTTTTGTGCTGTGTTAGTAAACACGACGAACAATTTTTTATTTTTTAAAAACCATGTTAAAAGAGTTTATGACGTTTGAAAGCCTACCTTATGAACCGCGCAAGATCGAAGCCACCGAGGCGGTGCTTGAGCGCATCTATCTCGCCGCCCGCAAAGGGCTGAAGGGCGACACGCTCGCCTACGCCGCTGGCATGACCCCAACGGAATACCGCAGGCTCGTGCAGTTTGACCCCATCGCGGAGTATGCTGAGCAAAAGGGCCGCGCTGAGGGCGAGGCTGAAATGTCCGAAGTGCTGCATAAGGCGGCGCGTGAAGGCGACACCAAGGCGGCGCTGGACATTCTCAAGCATGCCCACAAGTGGACGGCCCCGCAGTCGGTGCAGGTGCAGGTCGAGCAGCGCATATCCATCATAGCGGCGCTGGAAGAGGCGCAGCAGCGCGTGATCCAAGGGGAGTTAATAGATGCAGGTGCCGATCTACTCAGCGGACGAAGAACAGAAGCTGATGGCGACGCTATGGTCGGCGCAGGTGAAGAACGACCCAGTGGCGTTCGTGCGCCTCGTGTTCCCGTGGGGGAAGCCGGGGACGCCGCTTGAGCATTTCACGGGTCCGCGCAAGTGGCAGTTGGAGGTCTTAGTCGAACTACGGGACCACATCAAAGCTAACAACGGCCGCGTAGATTTTGAGACGTTCCGACTGGCGATGTCATCGGGCCGTGGTATTGGTAAGTCTGCCCTTGTGTCATGGCTCGTGATCTGGATGCTGACGACCCGCATTGGCGGGACGACGATTGTGTCGGCTAACAGTGAGGCGCAGCTACGCAGCGTCACTTGGGCCGAGATCACTAAATGGCTGAGCATGTGCCTTAACAGCCATTGGTTCGAGGTGAGCGCAACCCGTGTCCTGCCGGCCAAGTGGATCGCGGAGCTGGTCGAGCGGGATCTGAAGCTAGGCACGCGCTACTGGGGCGTTGAGGGGCGGCTGTGGTCGGCTGAGAACCCGGACAGCTACGCGGGCGTGCACAACTTCGCGGGCGTCATGCTCGTGTTCGACGAGGCCTCAGGCATCGACGATAGCATCTGGAGCGTCGCCAGTGGCTTCTTTACGGAGAACACTCCTAATCGTTTTTGGCTTGCTTTTAGCAACCCCCGCCGAAACTCAGGATATTTCTACGAATGCTTCAACAGCAAGCGCGAGTTCTGGCGAACAAAGGTTGTTGACGCCAGAAGCGTGGAGGGCACTGATAAGGCCGTTTATCAACAGATCATCGACGAATACGGACCTGACTCAAGCCAAGCCCACGTCGAGGTCTACGGAGCGTTCCCAAACGCATCGGATGACCAATTCATACCGTCCTCGCTGGTTCAAGACGCGCAGACACGCGAGCCATCGAAGGATCAGACAGCGCCGATAATCGTCGGTGTGGACCCGGCGCGGTTTGGGGCTGACGCCACGGTCATCGCCATACGGCAAGGGCGCGATATTATCGCTATACGCCGCTACCGGGGCGACGACACCATGGAGGTGGTGGGGCGGGTCATCGACATCATAGAAGAGTTCAGGCCCCAACTAGTCGTGATCGACGAGGGCGGGCTAGGCGCGGGCGTGGTCGACCGGCTAAAGGAGCAACGGTATAAGATCAGGGGCGTTAACTTCGGAATGCGGTCGGCCAAGCCGATTATGTTCGGGAACAAGCGGGCTGAGATGTGGCATGCCATGCGGGAGTGGCTCAAGACCGCCAGCATCCCGAACGACCGCTTTTTAAAGTCTGACCTGACAGGCCCGCTGACAAAACCTGACTCGAAGGGGACGATATTTCTGGAGAGTAAGAAGGACATGAAGGCGCGCGGGCTGGCCAGTCCTGACGCGGCCGACGCTATCGCTGTGACGTTCGCGTATCCGGTCGCTCACAGGGAGGCGCGGACAGTGGACAGTAGGCCACGCATGACGTATGGTGGCAACGCAGCCTCTTCAGGATGGATGGGACACTAATGGTATCGCTGTCAGTTGGACGTGGCGAGAAGCTGTCGACGAAGGCGGGCGCTGGGCTGACGGCTAAGGGCCGGGCTAAGTATAACGCCGCGACGGGCAGCAAGCTCAAGCCGCCGGCTCCCAACCCTAAGACCAAGGCCGATGAGGGCCGTAAAAAGTCGTTCTGTGCGCGCATGGGCGGCGTGGTCGCTAAGTCGAAGAACGCAGAGCGGGCCAAGGCGTCAATGAAGAGGTGGAACTGTGGCAAGTAAGCCGGGGCTCTACGCCAACATCCACGCCAAGCGGGCGCGCATCAAAGCCGGGTCAGGCGAGAAGATGCGCAAGCCGGGCGCTGAGGGCGCACCGACCGCCAAGGCGTTCAAGCAGTCAGCTAAGACGAGGAAGAAGTAATGCCGTTAGTCAAGTCATCCTCTAAATCCGCTTTCCGTAAGAACGTCGCGACTGAGATCAAAGCGGGTAAGCCGCCAAAACAGGCCGTCGCCATCGCGTATTCGACGAAGCGCTCCGCCGGCAAAAAAATGTCAAAGGGCAAGTCTTGTGGCAAGTGATGATGTAGTCGCCGCTGGCAAAGTCTCCGAAGGCGGAGATCAAGATCGCCTTGCAACTATGCGTCATCGCTTCACGGTGGCGATGGCAGCTTATTCGGACTCTCGCGAAGACGAGCTAGACGATCTGCGCTTTATGGCCGGCTCGCCGGACAACGCGTGGCAATGGCCGGCGGACGTGCTGGCGACACGCGGCGCGGTGCAGGGACAGACGATCAACGCGCGACCGTGCCTGACGATCAATAAGCTGCCGCAGCACGTGCGGCTCGTGACCAACGAGCAGCGCCAGAACCGTCCGACTGCGCGGGTCATCCCCGCCGACGAGAACGCCGACCCGGAGGTCGCGGAGATCTTCGACGGTATCGTGCGGCACATCGAGTATATGTCGGACGCTGACGTAGCCTATGACACGGCCTGCGACAACCAGGTCACATATGGCGAAGGCTACATCCGCATCCTGACGGAATACTGCAAAGAAGACTCGTTTGAGCAGGACATCAAGATCGCGCGCGTCCGCAGCAGCTTCAGCGTCTACATGGACCCGATGATCCAAGACCCGTGCGGTCAGGACGCGAACTGGTGCTTCATTACGGAAGACATTCCGAAAGACGAATACGAGCGCATGTATCCTGACGCCACGCCGGTGACGGGTATGATGTCACAGGGCGTGGGCGATCAGACGCTCAGCATGTGGGTCAGCCAAGAAACTGTCCGCATCGCTGAGTATTTCTACGTCGACACTAAGCGCGCGACGCTTAATCTTTACCCTGACAACATCACGGCCTTCAAAGGCACGCCGGAGGATAAGCGGCTTATGGGCGCCTACGGCAAGCCGCTGCGCAGCCGCGAGAGCGACCGTCGCCGGGTCATGTGGATCAAGACCAACGGCTATGAGGTGCTGGAAGAGCGCGAGTGGGCGGGTAAATATATCCCTGTCATCCGCGTGATCGGCAACGAGTTCGAGGTCGACGGTCAGATCTACATTAGCGGTCTGGTGCGTAACGCAAAAGACGCGCAGCGCATGTATAACTACTGGGTCAGCCAAGAAGCGGAAATGCTCGCTCTGGCCCCCAAAGCGCCGTTTATTGGCTATGGTGGCCAGTTCGAAGGATACGAAACCAACTGGAAAACGGCCAATACGAACAACTGGCCGTATCTGGAGGTCAATCCTGATGTTACCGACGGAGCCGGCAACCCGCTACCGCTACCTGAACGCGCCCAGCCTCCGATGGCTCAAACGGGCCTTATTCAAGCCAAGATGGGGGCTGGCGAAGACATCAAGTCGACCACTGGCCAATACGATAGTAGCATTGGGGCGACTTCCAATGAGCGGACGGGTCGTGCGATCCTCGCTCGGGAGCGGCAAGGCGACACGAGTACTTATCATTATGTCGACAACCTCGCGCGGGCGATCAAATATGTCGCGCGTCAGCTCGTCGACCTGATCCCCAAGATCTACGACACGCAGCGCGTGGCCCGCATCATCGGTGTTGACGGCGAAGTCGGTATGGCGCGCATCAATCCGGCCCAGCCGGAGGCGGTGCGCAAGATCGTCAACGAAGAAGGCATTGAAATCGCCAAGATCTACAACCCGAACGTCGGCACTTACGACGTGCATGTCTCGTCTGGCCCCAGCTACATGACCCGTAAGCAAGAGGCTATGGACACGATGGGCCAGATCCTTCAGACCAACCCGGCGCTTTGGAGTGTCGCGGGCGATCTGTTCGTTAAGAACATGGACTGGCCAGGCGCGGAGACGATGGCCAAGCGGTTTGAAAAGATGCTCGACCCGAAAGTGCTTCAGGACACCGACGAGTCGCCGGAAGCGCAGGTCATGCGTCAGCAGATGGAGCAGATGGCGCAGCAGATGGAGCAAACAACGGCTCAGATTCAGGCGCTCATGCAGTCCTATGAGATGCAAAAACTGTCGATTGACGAGCAAAACGCGCAGATTAAGGCTTATGACGCCGAAACGAAGCGTATTTCGGCGACATCGGCCAGCATGACGCCTGAACAGATCCAAGACATCGTGCAGGGGACTATCGCGGCGGCGCTCGACATGGGCGACATCGTGCCGGGTAACTCACCCATGCAGACTTTACCGGGAATGGAATAATGAGCTGCGCAGATCTGATCGGCCACCTGTTTTTAGCGCGTGATGTGACCCATTCAGTGCATCTAAACACGCGGTCCTACGCCAAGCACAAGGCGTTAGGTAAGTTTTACGAAGATGTGATTGGCATGGCTGATGATTTGGCGGAAGCCTATCAGGGCCGTCATGGACTGATCGGGCCGATCACGCTTCATTCGGCTAAAAAAACAAATAATGTCGTTGATTTTCTTGAGG